CGGGGGCTCCTCGACCTCGGGCTGCTCCGGGGCCGCCGCCGGAGCAGCGTCCTGCGGCGCCGCCGGTACGCGGTCGCGCAGTGCCGCAACCGGGTCCGCGGGGGCTTCCGCTTGCGGTTCGATATCACTGCTCGACCACCCCGGCGTCTCGACCAGCTTCTCGGCCCACTCGTCGGGCAACGTGAAGCGCCCATCCGCGTCGCCACGCACCGTCGCGCCACCGATAACAAGCTCACAGAACGCGAGCGCTGGATTCCGAATCGTACGTGCCATTCCGATATCTCTTCTTCCTGCCCCGAATACACGAACGGGGTGGCAGCATCATAGCCGCCACCCCGTTCGGTAGGAACCGGCGTAGCGAGCGACTACAAGCTGCCCGCCGCGCGTCCGATGTTCTTCACGACGATGTTCTTCGCCGGTGTGTAGAGCTTCACGGCCCCGTAAAGTACCTGGCTCCAGCGGATGCTGGTGTCGATCGCAGCGAGGGGGATACGGGTCATCGGTAGCAGCTGCGACCACGCGAACGAGCGCTGATTCTGCATCAGCACGAAGCCCTTGGACGTGCCAGGGATGTCCTCGTTGTTGTCGGTGATGATCTGCGTCGCGCCGGTGCGCGGCACACGAACCATCAGCTGCGCGTCCTCCACGGCGCCGCCGATCGGCGTGCGGTAGATCTCGTAGAACGTCGTGCCCTGCCCACCGTCGGCGACGGTGAACGTGACCTGATCGCCCGAGCCGACTACGACCGCAGCCGAATCGACAGGGGTCGACAGGCCGAAGCGGTTGCCCGCGACGACACGATATCGGTACGAGCCAGCGTCGGCCGCAACGAACAGCGACGCGGGGTCAGCACCGGCCGCCGGAGCGACGGTGATGGTCGGCGCGAGCGGGCGACGGTCGGGGCGTCCGAGCCCCGCGACCTCGGCCGTCGGGCCTTCCTGAATGAACACGTGGTCGTGCAGGTTGATCCGCCCGTGCTGGCCCTGGAAGGCCGTGACGGTCGCGCCGAGCACGCCCGGTGCGGGCGCGTAGGCGAAGCGCTGGCGGTCGTAGACCTGCTTCGAGAGATCGGCGAACACGCCGGTCGAGAAGTAGGCGTCGGTCGCCATGCCGAAGTTGTCGCGGATCTGGAGCAGCATGTCGTTGAGGCGCTCTTCGGTGAGCGCCGCGCCGCGCAGGTCGACGACGTTGTCGGGCGCGCCGTCGGTGATCAGCCGCTCCAAGCCGTCCCACTGCTCGGGGATCAACGTGGAGTCACCGAAGAACAACGCGTTCTCGACGTTCTTCAGCAGCTCCATGGTCTTGTTCATGGTTTCCATGGCGATCACGTTGCCCACCGATGCGCGGATGGTGGCGGCGACGTGCGTAACCCTCCCTGTCGTACCGATGTACTTAATCAAGGTAGTCACGCGCTCGTACGTGCTGTCTTCCTCTTCGGGAAGATCACCCTCGGTCATGAAGCCGAGATTGAAGCGCCGAGTTCCGCCGCGACCGTATGAGACGAGGCGATTGAACTCCTCTACGGTATTGGTCGCTGGAACCTTGCTGATGGACTTTAGCAGCTTGATTTCGTCCATCTCGAACGTCAAATTTTTCATCTGGGCTTCGAGACTCTCGACGCGCAAGGGGAACCCTACGCCGGGAGCCACACCCGGATCGTTGACGTCCTGCCCGGCGCTGAGCGCCTTGCGGAGATCCGCCAAGTCTTGTGGATTGGACTGTCCGTAGCCGCCGTAGTCGCGGTAGTCCTGGCCTGAAACGAATGCTCCGAGCATGATATCGGTTCTCCTGTCTGGGGATCTCTTGCTTGGGATCTCTTGCGCGGCTAGCAGTAGCTACGCGCTTCCTGTTCGAGCGTCGGGTTGCTGGCGATGAAGTCGTGTGCGGCGCGGATGACGTCCTCGCTCACCGTGCCGCCGCCTTCGAGAAGGCCGATGGCCTCGACCGTCCGCTGATGGCCGATGCTCTTCACGCCCTTCTCCAGATTCATGTACGACAGCACCGAGAGCAGCTCGCTCTTGCGCAGGCCCTCGCCGCGCCCGGCCTCGCCGGGCATGCTCTTCTGAAGCGCGCGGGCGCCGACGGTCGACGTCGCGCCCTTCGGGGCGTTCGGCGTCCGCTCGATCAGCCCGAGCCGCTCGCCGAGCGCCTCGATGACCGCCGACTGCGACTTCACGAGCGTGCCGATCTGGAAGAGCGCCGCCGCCTGCCGCCGGTTCACCTCGTACTGGCTGCTCGACTGCTCGTGCAGCGACTTGCGCATGTCGTCGATCTGCTCGGCGGTGCGCATCGTCATCGCTTCGAGGTACGGGGACACGTCGAGCGCGTTCGCGATATCGGAATCCTCGCGGAACGTGTCCATGGACTTCTGGAGCGGCTCGCCGTACTCGTCGAACGCCGACGACTTGCCGTAGCGCTTGCCGCGCATCCCCTCCATGTTCTCCTCGTCCTCGTCGCCCTCGTCCTCGTCCTCGTCCTCTTCCTCGTCGCCCTTTTGCTTGCCTGCGAGGAAGTCGCCGAACTCGGCGATCATGTCGGCCGGGATGCCCGCCGAAGCCATCTTGCCGACCATCATGTTGTCGAGCCCGCCCGCGTCGGAGTAGTCCGCGCGACCGCCGCCGACCTTGCCGCGCTCGTCGTTGTGGCCCGAGTGCTCGACTCGGTTGGCGTCACCGCCGCCCTTCACGAGATCGGTCGCCTCGGCAGCCTTCACGAGATCTGCGAGTGCCATATCGATCCCTTCGAGGGTCACGGTGTCGTCCTGCTGTGCATCGGCCATGTGGGAGTTCCTCCGTTACGCCGCCGCGTGATGGCGGGCCGCAAATTCGACGATTCGCTCGGCCATGACCGGCGAAACTTTCGGGTTGATCATTCTGAGCAGCTCGACGGCTGCGGACTTCTTGATCCGCTTCTTGCGCTTCTTGCGAACGCCTTCGAGCGCTTCGGCTGAAGCGCTCCCCCGTCCCCTGCGCCCTCGCTCGCACCGGGCGTTCCCGCGGCGAGGCTCTTCGCGAGCACGTCGAGCGACGTGCGCGTGTTGACCGGGCAACGGGTGATCGCCACTTCGTGCACTTCCGCCTTGCGGACCAGCTTCGGATTCTTCGGGTCGCGGTCGAGAATCTTGCCTTCGACCGAGAAGCCGAGCTTGCGTTTGCCCGTCTTCTGAAGCGACGTCGCCAGCGTCCAGAGGCGATCCGCGCGCGTCGTGCCGTCGCCCTTCAGCAACTCGCCTTCGACGTACCAGCCTTCGCGCCCGTCTTCGGTCTTCCGCAGCTCCGCCGCCGTCGGATACCCGACCAACGCGTCGGTCGTCGAGTCGTGGTTATCGTTGAACCAGCCGCGCGTCAGGAACGGGGTGAAGTCCAGCCCCTTCTGAATCAGCGTCTCGCCCTGCCGGTCCATGTGGTCAGTCGAGACGAACCCGCCGATGTACCGCGCCGCGCCGCCGTCGGGGGCGGCCTTCTCGAACACCTCGCACTCGATATCGAACGCGAACTTGGTATCGGCAGCTGCGGTTTGCATCATGGTATCTAAACGCGAAAGGGGCACCGCCGGTCGAACCAGCAGCGCCCCTCGTGAGATATCCATCTCGGGCCTTGATCGTTATCGTGCCGAGCTTGCGCGTGAAGTCAAGCGCTATCGGGTAAAAGAGAAAAAGAGAACATGGACGGCGCAACAGCACGACTTCTCCGACGGTACGGCCGCGAGCGCTTCGGCGCCGCGTTCACGAAGGCGCACTACCGCACGCTGAAGCGGGATTACAACGCCTGCACGGCCAAGGAACGCCGGGATATCAAGAAGTTCGTCGAGCGCTTTCACCAATACGCCGTCGCGGCCGGAAGGAGCCCCCAGTGAGCAATTCGAGTATCGATTTCCAAGAGTGCGTCGATATCTTTCGGACTGTCGTAGATCACATGACCGACAGTATCGACTCGGCGATGGCAGAAGCGTCGCCGCAGATGAAGCATTCGATGGCGCTGCTCGTAGCGTGCGCGATATCGGAACTAGCGCGCGGGCGGGGGCAGCTCGACGGCATGCCCGACTGCACCGCGGAGCAGCTCGAACATCTGGGCAGCGTGATCGGCGCGCTTGTCGCAGGCGAGCAGCACGTGGCGCATTGCCCTTCGGGGCACGACTGCCCGAGCTACCGCGCACACGAAGAGCTTCGCAACACCACTCCCCCGGAAGTGGTCGAAGCGATCAAGGGCTACGTGCCGCGCGAGTTCATGCCCAAGCCCATCGGGAACGCGTGAACCTCGAAGTCTACCCAACCCCAGCATGGTGCGTGCACCGCTTGCTCGAAGCGGTGCACCTACCAGGGGGCTCGTGGTTGGAGCCCTGCGTCGGCGACGGCGCCATCATCCGCGCCGTCGCGGATATCAGAGACGACGTGCAGTGGCACACGGTCGATGTCCGCGAGGAGTGCGGCGCCGACGAAACGCGCAGCTACCTGCTTCGCCCACT